ATCGCTCCAATGCGCGAAGCTACCAATGCCGCCATTGGGAATGTGGGCATGTGGGTTGCCTGCGAAACCGACAGGTTTCAAGATATCCTTCGGCAATTGCTTAATTTCTACGCTATCCGGCACGCCTTCAACCTTGCCCTGCGTCCAAAGCGTCACATCGTGGCCGTGTTTGACGAGAAGGGTCAGTGTAAGTTTTTCCATTAAGCCCAGCTTCGGGCCGATCCATACAGAGTGAGTGGCGCTCATTGCCTTGCAAGAATTGTCAAGCCGTTGTTGTTTTCGTGATGCTCGAAAACTCTCCAGTGTTCATTGTCTTTCATGAATTCTTGGATAGCTAAATTGATGCCAGGGCCGAAGTCTTCGCCGCTTATGCCGAAGGCCACGGTATCGTGAAAGGCAATGTATTTCCTTGCTTGGTTGCCGTGCTTCTCAAGCTCTCCCTTCACTTGTGCGTAGGTGTGGAGCGTATCGACAAAAAGCATATCAGTCGGCTCGATCGTCGGCGCATCGAGCGTCGACCCGTGCGCGAATGTCCAATCGATCTCGATGTGCGGGCGGATGCTGGCGTATAGGTTGTAAGGATCGCCCAAATCGTAGCTGCGAAGCGTGGCGCGGCTCTTGTTGGAAAGCCCGTGCATAAAGGCAAAGGTGGACATTCCAGAGCGCACACCGAACTCGGTAACGTGATTGCACTCTCTCGCGAGTTGCGCGAGCCGCAAAAGGTGCGCGTGGATGTCGCTCTCAACGCTGCGGCAGCGATTGAATGTTTGCAAAAGCGGCCACATCTTCATGAACGTGGCGCCACCGTAGGCATACGCTTCCTTGCTGTTCTGGTGCAGGACGATTGAATCTTCCGGCCTGCCGCCATTGCTCGGGTGATCGTGGAACCATTTGAGTCCCTTCACCTGCAAGATCGTCACTTCCAATTGCGTGCGAACTGTGAAGTCATTGTCGCAGAAAACGCCATAGAAGTCGGGATGGAAAACGTATCCACGGCGCGAGTAGAGTTCCCGAGAAAGAACAGGATGGCACATCAGGCAATCATCGCGCACGGTGTCGGGCACATAGCATGCCCAAGGCAGTTTGCCAGAAGGAAGTTTACGAAGCTCATCGTCCCAGCCAATCGGTGGTGTGAGATCATCAGCGATCACGACAAGAATCTCGCCTGTTGAGAGTGCGGCAGCGGTATTCCAATTCGCCACGCTCGATGATGCCCACTCTGGCGGCGGCACACTCACGCCATAATTCATGTCGCTAAAAGCCTTCATGCTATCTTGATCATCGGCCTGTATGCCGAAAATATGCTCGATGTCTTCTGGATGGTTTGCCCTTTCAAACCAGATTTTCCTTGTCGTTAGCGCGCGCACAGGCGTGCCGCGGGTTGCGTGTAGCAGTGTTATTTTTCTCATGTTGTTAGTTTTTCAAAAAGTTCTTTAGCGCGCTCGCGCTCTTGCGGATCGCTGACACGGCGATGCGTATCATCCACAGGAACACTCGGCTCGAAAGCAGGATGATGATGAGCGAAAACAATATCACGCGCTTCGACAATCGCGCCCGCCTTCGCCGCACGAACGGTGAACTCGGCATCGCTGAATTGGTTTTTGAAGAGCGGGTTGAATAATGCGTGTCGATCATAGAATTTGCGCGTCACGATTGCCATTTGCAGCAACTCATCGGTGCGATGGCTGTCAGAAATTCGTAGACATTTTTCTGATTTAATGTCGAGTCGATCGGTGATCATTTGATCCCATCCCGGCGGGCATTCCCAGTCGTCGCTCATCTGCACAAGGATATCACCAGTTGAATGGAATGCCGCCAGATTCCACGCACCCACGGCCCCATCGTCGCGATCCTGCGCCACGCCGCCGAAGCGTTGCAACTGCGCGGCAGTGGGATCATCGGCATCCACGGCAAAGATGTATTCGATCGCAGCGGGATTCTTGGCGCGAGAAAGCCACAGGCTCATCGTCTGCACCGCTTGCAGCGGCCTTCCCCTTGTCGCGTGGAGAATGCTGATCCTTGGGCCTTGTGAGCTATTTAACAAGTCAGCCTCTAGCGCAAAAGCTTCCTTTGCTTTCCCTGCCATGCGTAGCGCCCAAGCGCGAAGGCGCACGGCCTTCCACCCATAGTATTCAGCGCGGTGCGTCCATTGCGGGAATGATGGCACAGGGATTTTCTCCATGCGATCAAGTGCGGCGAGAGCTTCGTCGGCTTTGCCTTGATCGATCAGAATCGATGCCTGCAACGCGATCGCTTCGCGGCGGTTGGGATCGAGTTTCTCGGCAGCAGCGGCGAATCGCAGGGCCGTATCGCCATCCGTCATGTTCGACATATTGATCATCGTCTCATATCGATGCACGGCGTCGACGCTTTTGAGCGCGAGCGTTTCCGCGCCGTAGCGGATTGCCTGCTCGCGCTGGCCTTGGATCATTTTTTCGTAGTGCAGGTAAAACTTGATGTTCGGCGTGAATTGATCGTTGAACTCAAGGATGCGAGTGTTGCGCTCGTTGCTTGGCCTGCGTCCCAGCGGCGGCTTGTGGTGCGCGGATTCCAGATCGCGGCGGCTCCAGATTTTAATCGTCTTCGTCGGGTGCATGTTCTCGTGAACCGGCCTCCACCACCATCCGCTTTTATAGCGAAAGAACCTTTCCCGTGGCGCACGCTTGTGTTGCTCTGGGATCACATAGTCGGTGAGAATCCAGTCGCAATCTTCTGGGCATTCTGCGAGCGCCTTCAGGTGTGGCTCGACTTGGGATTCCGGCAGGATGTCATCAACATCAGCCCACATCACCCAGCCATCTTCGCCTGTAAGATCATAGGCAAGGGCGAAGGCCCGATTGCGAGCGTTGGCGAAGTTGTCCAAGTGAAGCCAATCGGCGCAGAGTGGCGAGTTGCTGTATTCGGCGGTAACGCACCCAAGTTCCTTGGCAATGTCGAGAGTGCGATCTGGTTTGAGCGACCCTACAGCGCGAACGACAACGATCTCGTCGCAGATTTTCTTGTAGCTCTCAACGCATCGAGTGATGCGTTCTTCCTCGTTCCCTGCAATGAATGCAGCGACCAGTTTCTTTTTTTGGTTCATGTCTAAAAGGGTTGGCTTGTCAATAAAACAAAAAACCCGCCCTCTTGCAAGGGCGGGCTTTGTTTGCCAACGAGTCTGATTGGGGATTACAGACCGGTCGTGATGCGGATGATCGAGCTTCCGTCAACAACCTTCTCGGCCACATGCTGACGCACGCGGAGAACATTGCTGCGGCGGGCTTCGTCGCGATAGGTTTCTGCCACGAAGGGAACCGGAGAATCAGCGCCCCACAGGATCGAGCGGCCAAAGCCACCAGCGGCGAATTCGCCACCGGCGATGTAGGCAAGAGCCATGTAGGTGTCGCCCCAGACGAATCCACCAGAATAGGCTTGGCCCTTCTTGGCGGTGTTCTTGGGTGCGCGGCCAACGAGAACTTTCTCGACGCCGACTGCCTGGGCGACTTCCTGCTCGGAGAGCAAGCGGGTGCTGTTGGTGGCAACAACGCCGAACATCTGGTTCTGAACTTTTGTGCTGCGGCGAACGCGCTCGAACAGAGTTGCAGACATGACGAGCGCATTGGGAAGCACGCCGTATTTGGCAAGTTCCAACTTGCCAGCGGCCACATCGGCGGGAAGGTCGAATGTGGTGATATTTGCCTCGGTGTAAGCGGCAGTCGAGCCAGTGCCAGAGATGGCAGTCAAGCCATTCGCGGCATAGGTGAGAGCGGCAACACGGGCTTCATGGCCGATCTGAATTTGCGAGAGCAGCATGTCGGCAACGGCAACCTCGACATCGAGGAAGCGAGCCAAGTCGCGCTGCGTGGCATCAGGAAGGATTTCCTCAAGGCCGTATTCCGTGGCGGCAAAAGTGTCAGAGACAAATTTGCGGGACACGCGGGGATAGGCGCTGCCAGCGGCGATCTTCGTGGCATCGTCATTGAGGGCTTCGGACTGCCCAAGATTGATCTTGAGATATTCGCCGCTCTTCACGTCAGCTACGTAGATCGGCATGACTTCTGCGCCGATGAAAAGGTTTTGCTTGTTGCTGCGGCCCTCGAAAACGGCCTGGGCAATGTCGCCTCGGATGGTGGTGGTTGTTAGTGCCATGGTTTTGGTTCCTTAAAAATTAGAGCTTGGGAGCGTATTCGATCACGTCACCGGTTGCGCCGCTGTTGATCGCGGTGCCAAGGGTGAGAGCCGATGTAACAAGCGTGCCAACAATGACGCCGCCAGTGGTGGCGAAAACATTGAGTCCCGCAGTCACGGGGCCGGGAGAGACCAAGCCGAATTGGGTTGGGCTGAAAAGTTTCACGCTGCCGACGCCGGTAGCAGAGACATCT